AAGACATTCTATTCAAGTCCTTCTTTAAGAAACTTGCAGAAGTTATGGGAGTTGACGATTGGGATCTTAAACTTGTAGCAGGAGAAGAAAATGATAAACTATCAGAACTACAAAGAGAAGGTGTAGAGATTGACAACATGGCAAAACTACAACAAATGGGATTCAAGATAGAGAGAACCCATACTGGAGAATACAATGTATCTAAAGAAGTTCAAGATATGCAAAACCCAGAACTTAAAAACGGTAGAGGCAGAGGAACTGCTGCACCTGAAGAACAAAGAGCAAACGCACAAGGTGAGCATGTTGAAAGTAGACCTTCTGACATGGGAGGAGTTGCACAGGGACATCCTTCATCAGGCAGTGGTACATCAATGTCACAAAAGAACTTCCCTACTGGTATCACACCAGCTAACTTTGATGTAGTAAAGAAAACATTACAAACTGCAGTGGACTTTGGTTGGAAGAAAACAAAAACAGTAGAAGAGTTAAGAAAATATGCAGGTGTAACTGTAAGAAATGCAAGGGACATAGTTGATAATGAATTAGGCATGACACAGAGATGGGAAGATGAAGAAAGTAGTTAAGAAAACAGTTGAGCCTAAAAAGGTTGAACCTAAAATTGTTATATTTAGACCTAAAGTATCAGATCCGTATAGAAAAAGAATTAATGAGGTACTAGATGAGATTACTATTGCGTTAAAAAATGAAAGTTCTGTAGAAATAATTGACATATTGAATGATTGTTTAAGGAACATACAAAACAACAAGGTTTAATATGGCAGAAAAATTTGAAGTAAAGACTGGTGGAACCAAAATTGGTGATAAAATCGTAGATATACACCAAAAAAACGAATATACAAGAGTTAACAACTATAAAGAAGGTATGTGTTTTGGTTGCTTTGGTAATGGTATTCCAGTAGGTGCAGGTGTATCTGACATATGTGGTGACTGTGCAGGTAAAAAAGGCAGGGAAACCATCTTAGTTCCAATTAAAGAGATTGTTTATGGGTTGTGTCACTTCTGTGGAGAGTTTAAACATGGTTTAGAACAAATAAATGCAAGACTTTGTCAAAAATGCCATAGAAGAGTTTCAAATCACATGAAGAGTTATAATCTAAAAGGTGGAATGTTAGAAACTGATCCTTTCTGGAAAAGTCAGAGAAGAAAACACGGTAAGGATTGGGCTCATATAATGTCTAAAGACTTGGGCAACCCACGCTAGTCTTTTAAGATAAAGTTTATTCTATTAGTCTCTAAATCATAGAATCTATGTTCATAGTCAATCATCTTGGACTTTGTATTGTTAGAATTGTTAATATATTTGTCAACTCTCCATCTAAGTTCTGGTTTTCTTAAAAACCTTGGAAATATATCAATCTGCATCTTCTTAGGGTTAAATTTAATCTTATCATGTAATACAAGTTTGCTTTCGTCAGTTTTATACTCGTTTACGTTACCATTTCGGAAATGAACCAACGATTTCTGTAATAAAGGTCGTTCTTTAAGGTTATTTGTGTTAGTTACCACCCATAATTTAGTCTTAGTATGTATGTACAAGTCAACTATTTTACTACTTTTGAATAATTCATTAAGATTATCCTTGTTATACTGAACATATTCTTTTATATTATTGTATACATATATGGAAGAAGCCACAATATTCATATATATGACCTATTAATAAACCAACCGATATAAATAAAAGGTATAAATACTTATGATCAGCATGATAGAAATGGTAGATTCAATCTATAGAGAGGTAGTTATGGTTATTTCTTTAGGAATAGGATCAACAGTGATAGCTTATTTTAGAAAGGTTCAGAAAACACAGAAAAATCTATGTGAGACAGTAGAAAGGTTACAAAAAACTATAATTATCTTATCAAAAGCGATTGACAGGCAATCAAATAGATTACACCCAAAAGAGGCAAAATCAGATCTTGACGACCTAGTCAAGGAATTACTCGACAAATAAGTAGTAATAGTTAAATACCACTGAATAAGGAATTTTACATGGTAGACCCATTATTCATTGCAGTACTTGCATGTATATCTGGATCTGTATTAAATACAGTTAGAGGATACATGGGTAATGATGATTCATACTCTGCAAAAAAATTAATCGGTGCAGTAATTGTTTCTACATTCGCAGGAATTGCAATAGCACAAACAATCCCATTAGACGGTTTAGGTCTAATCGGAATTGCTTTGTTAAGTTTGACAGCAGGATTCTCAATAGACTTCGCTGTCACCAAAGCAAAAAAAACAGCTTAAAACACTGTTCTTTACCCTTTTTTATCATAATATTTATTAACCTCGTCACGATTACTTTATATATGACGTATTATAATTTCCACCAACTTACAAGTACATTAAAAAGTATGGAAGGTATAAATTCAGATGAAAGGTATTTTGAAGGATTACTAACAGTACAAATGAAAGATAAGCAAGGTGAAATTACTATAGTTGATGAACTGTACAAGGTATTGCCTGTATGGATTGATAGAGGAGCACCAATCAGTGATACTCACTCCAACAGAATCGTAGGTAAAGGTATCAACTATTCTAGAACAACTGTGAAATCTGATGATGGATCAGTATTACCTGCAATTAAAATAACAGGAAAGATTTTCAAAAATTACGAATTGGATAATGTTATATGGGATAAAATTAAAAACAATGAGTACAAGGGATTGTCATTTGGTGGTGCAACCAGATCAGCAAGATCCCCAATCAAAATGAAAGACGGAAGTACTGCTTATGCGTTAAGTGATTTGGAACATTATGAGGTGGCTGTATGTAAAGATCCTGCAGTACCAATGGCTATCATCACTGATTTCAATCAGATTGCAAAAGCAAACTTTAACTCAACTGTTAGAGATGATGGTAAGATGGTAATTCAATGTGATAACATGGGTTGTATTGTTAATAAAACAGATCTACCAGCAAAAGACTTTGCAATAAGAGAAAGGAACTATGAAGCATTAAGTTCAGGTGGGGGTAAACCAGATAAATCATTATTATTAGACACAGATAAAACAGATGCATATCCAGAGATTAAAAGAGATTTTGTTGATGATCAAGATGATAAGGATTCTAAAAACTTTAAAGATAAATTCATGGAGAAAAAAGAAATGGATACAGCAATAATAGATAATCCTGAAGAGGCTAAAATCAATGAAGATAGAGTTGAAAAAGGTGATGGTTCTACAAACACTGAGGATAGAAATAACCGTACAGATCTAAACGATCTTGTGAGTCAGAAAAGACAATTCAACGGTACCAAAGGAACGTTATCAGAAGAACTACCTAACATGACTATAGCCAATCCAATTAAAAATGGTAAAAACGCAGCAGATCTAAACGAATCACAAACATTTGAACAAAAGGTACAAGCACTAATCAGAGAAGGTAAGTCAAGAGAATCAGCAGAGAAGATTGTAGGATCATTCGTCCATAAGGAAGCAGCAGGTGGAAATGGTATGGGTGGTGGATCAAATTCACTAGGTGCTGGTTCTATGAGTGGTGGTGGAACGTTAACCACTGACAGTGAAGGTACAAACAACCCAAGACATAACAATGGCTGTGATTGTGATTGTAAAGACTGTACACGTAATGATAAATGTAATTGCTGTGATAAATGTAAAAGTAAAGGATTAGATATTACTAACACAAACTCAGTAGGATCAAGTGGAGCATACAATCAAGATGCACCTAACGGTTCAAGATTGAATAACAAGGCAGATGAAGAGTTGACTGAAGAAGGTAAAAAAATGCATGATGGTGTGAAAGAACATGTTAAACGACAACAATCATATGACATGTACAAATCAAATGCAGTAAGAAAAGTAAACAAGATACATGCCTTAATGAAGTTAAATGAAGTCAGAAAAGAAATGATTGGTGTTGGTTCAGGAATAAGAGGAGGAGGAGCAAGTTACGCACATACTCAAGGTCAAGGAGAGAGTACACAGGTAACAATCGTACCACCAAGACCTGAAGACGACAGAGTTGCATCAAAAAAAGTAAAAAACCGTAAAGAGTAACCGATATAAATCTTTGCATAATCTTTATAAACCCTACTTTACTTAATTCTATATACATGACTTTAGAAGAACTTAGAAAAGAAGATCATGAAGAAGAAGAAGAGGAAGATAAAACTGAGTCTAAAGAGAAATCTTTTGACGAAGCTCTAATCGAGACTTTATCAACCCTTACTGAACATGTAAAAGCATTGTCAGATTCTCAAGCAAATCTAGAAGAACGAGTTGAAAAAGCTCTCTTTGAAGAAAAAGATACGCAACTAGACATTTCACCAAAAGGTCAAGCTGACGCTGAAGACGTTGGTGCAGATGTAGTTGTACCAGATACATATCAATCCAATTCTGTTCAATCAGGATTAGACGACGATAAATCTGGTGAAGATAAACCTCAAGGCGATAAATCAGGACTAGCTATGCAACAAAAAGCTAATTTTGACTTTACCACCGAAACACCAAGACCAAGTGCAGCATTAGAATCTGTAAACAAATCTAGTCAAATAGAATTGAATCCAGTTTTGAAAGCAGCACGTGAAGGCGGTTATGATGGATTATCTGCTGTCGCAAGAGAAATTCTAGCAGGCAAATACGGTTCACCTTCTCAAGAAGACGGAGGTATTTATTAAAATGCCTAAAATACAAACAATAGACGAACTTGAAGCAATCTATTATGGATACAATAGAAACCTCATCAGAAAAGCTGATTCTCCCGTAACTACTGGTACTGCAGGTACATTCAATGCAGTGTTTGGTGCTTATGCATGGGCTCAACTGAATCTTGAGGCAAACGCTTTCGGAATCTTACCAAAAGTCCCTTGGGACAAATCTGGTTGGAGAGTTATTACCAATAAAGCACCTGATCTTGCTGTAGTGGCAGGAAACATTGCTGCTTTAGGTGGTACTGCCGAAGGTGGAAACATTGCTGATACAGTAAAACCAACTTTGAAAGAAATTGACGTCAAACCAAAAACCGTTCAGTTGCCATTCAGTGCATCTGAGGTTATGGAATGGCTTTCAACTCATTCAAAAGATGATATTTGGGGAGGCTTAGGCTCACTCAGATTGTTTATGGCTGTACAGCATAAAGAATTCATAAATAGACAACTTATGGTAGACGTTGAAGCCGAAGCCGCAGGTGGAGGAGTAAACGCAGGTACACTGAACTTTGAAACATTAGACAGAATTGTTTCTTCACACGCTGAAGAAGCTGCTGTTGGTGGTGCAGGTTCTAAATGGTACAATCCATGGGTCGCAAGTGCAGACATCAATAGGGACGCAGTAAATGTTCCATTTGATTCTCAAGTAGAGTCAGCTTCAGGTACAATAGGAACATCAGGAGTACTTACCGATGATACCTTACGAACTTTCCTTAGAAATATTCGTAAAGCAGCAGGTAAAGATCCAAATGTATTCCTAGGTAGCCACGAGGTTTATTCCGAAATACAAGGTTTATACATGCCTTCTGTAAGAGTTGCAAACCCTTACGGTGAGAGCTTAGTACAAATCGATGTAAACGGAATTCAAACTTTCAAGGGTACTGGAGTAGGTATTCACGTAGATTCTATCTATGGAGTCCCATTCATTCCAACAAAAGATGCACCTACAGCAGGTGGAAATGAAATTGGAAGACTATTTGCATTAGATACATCTGATGCAGAAGGTTATGGTTATCCAAGAATCGGAATCCAAGTAGCAATTCCTACAGAGTACTACGAAGCAACAAGAAGAACCCCATCATACCCATTCATCAACGGTTCATTCACCGAAAAGGGTATTTACAGAACTATGGGAGAAACTGTATGTCGTCACTTCAAATCTCAAGGTAAAATTAGAGATATTAAACTCTAGTCGAACCAAATTAATTTTTATTTTTTTAGATACATATATATGTCCTTGCCACATGTGTGTTTGTAATGACGAAGCAAATAATCGCACTGGTTGCCCTATTATCTATAGGAGCATTTAGTGCAGTATATGCAGAAACTACAACAGTAGAAGTACCGTTTGACTCACATGGTCAATCATGTAGTTTTGATGAGATTGCAGTTGAATATCATTGCGTATGGCAAGGATTCAAAGAGGTATACACATTGGAAGATATGAAAGTCTATAAAGGTCTACTCTCCGAACAGAGATACGATCAAGAAATTCAAAAAATCAATGAAGCAGCCTTGGCAGAAATTGCAATAGAACAAGCAAAGTTGACTCCTAATGAGGAAATAATTCAAGAGATTGAAAGAAAACTCAACAAGGGAATAGCAACAGCAAGTGACTCAGTTCTAATGAACCTACTCAAAGATCTAGACACATGTTCACAAGGAATGGATGATCGTACAGCACCTATCCAAACTGCAAGAGAGTTTGAAATATCAGGCTTTAAACATTTGACTACAAACAATGTCAAGGCAGATGGATTACTAGGTAAGATTTCTATGGCAATACAAGAATGTGAGGCACAAAAAGTTGTCTATGCGTTAAGTATTGGATATGAAAATATGCCTACAGGGGATGATGATCGTCAGTTCAGTTTGATGGATGTTTATACACCAGATGTACAAGCAATACCGTTTGACGACTTTACAAGCACAACGTTCAACATCAATTTACAAGCAATTTGTAATGATAAACAACATCATTATGAATATAAGAAACAACTTGGTTGTGATATGAGAATTGATGGACAAACTGAAGCAGACATTCAACGTGAAAACGAGATAAGATTTGGTACAAGCGGTATGATAGGCTATCAAAGTGAAGCATTAGATAACTATAATGACTTTATGAAATCATATGGTAACATACACGCTACTGTTGAAGACAAAAAAGTACAAGAGTTAATCGCTGAACCAATCGCAAGAAAGGCAATAGAGGATAACCACTTTTACAAAAATCACGAGGATTAAACCCTCTTTTTATATTTATCTTTATATAATAGTATTATTTATATAACTTAATGGCAATCACTATCATACAAAACGCCAACCATAAATCATTGACAGGCAAAACGCTATCTATACAAAGTGAGCTGACATCAAAATTGAAATCAGTAGTCGTTGACATAACATACGCAGTAGGAGACAACTATGCTACTGGTGGAAATGTAGTCGACGTATCATTAGGTAGTAGAATACGCACTGTCATTGGAGCAGAAATACTCGATGGCAACAAAGGTCTACTTTTACAATACATTCCTTCTGCAACAAATGCAGCATCAACGGGTAAAATTAAATGCTATGGCGAAGATCATACTGCCAAAGGATCAGCAGCAAGAGCATTTGCAGAATTAGCAAACGCATCAACTGCCGTGAACAGTATGACCTGTAAAATTAGAGTTCTAGGTTTCTAGACTCATTTTTTTTATTTTTTATAAAGTTAATTAACTTAGCTTAATTAAGTTAGCTAACTTTACATACGTTAGTTAACAGTTAATTAATACTATGTATATCTATAGTTGATAAAGTTTATATATTTCCACATATATGATATAATATGGGTACAGA